GGATCGAGGATGGCAGGCCCCAACCGGCTGCTGCGGGAGCAAACAAATAATGCGCGCGATCATCCGCTCGGCGATCGATGCGCTGCGCACGCAGCCCCTGGCGTTGGCGCTGGTGCTCGTCAACGTGCTGTACCTCGCGGCCGGCGTGTTCATTCTCAAGGAGGTTTCCGAGAGCAACAAGGAGGAGCGCAGTCTGCGCAACGAACTGATGCAGCGGCTGCCGGTGGGCGCATGCCAAGACAGGCGATGAGGTGAAACATGCCTCCCTATCCACAACCCAAATCCCAGGCGCAGCGCGGCGCGATGTACGCCGCAGCCGAAGGCAAGTCGACGATCGGCATCCCGAAGAAGGTCGGCAAGGAATTTGTCAAAGGCGACCAGCCCGGCAAGCTGCCGCCGCGCAAGGTGATCCGCAAGTTGTGAGCCATGGCACTCGGCGACGACCTCTACGACGGATTGACGGCGCAGGATGCGGCCGAGGCTGCAGCCAAGCGCACGCGCCGCGCGGTGGCGCCGCCCGAGGGTCGTCTTGAAGGACCACTGACGCAGAACGTGGCCGATCCCAGTGCCATGCTGGCGGCGCGGCTGGCGCCGAGCCAAGCGTCGCAGGAGATGTGGCTGCGCAATCCGCCGCTGCCGTTCCCCGGTGCGCCGGAGAACGAGCAGACACAGGCATCTGCAGAGGCGGCAGCTGCGCGCACGCAGCGCGCCGTGCGTCCTCCCGGCGGACGCCAGGAGGGGTACGCGACGGCCAATCCCGACCTGGGCATGCTGGTGCCGCGCACGCCGCTCGACTACGCGATGTACGCCAGCATGATCCCAGGCGTCGGGATACCGGCATCGCTGGCGATGCTGACCGCTGGCATGGTGCTGCAGCCCAGTGAGGCGCAGGCCAGCGGCCCATCCGAGATGATTCGCCAGCTGGCGGACAAGTACATCAAGGGGCGGATGAGCGGGAAGGCCGAGACCGGAGTGGGTCTTAAGGCGTCACAGATGGTGCCGGCGACTGCCGAGCAAGCGGCGGCCGCCGCCAACTATGTGCGCAGCAAGGCAGCGTCGACCGGCGAAAAGCTCGCCGAGCCGATCGCAGGTATTGGCCGCAAACTCGTGGCGACAGAAACACCCGGCGAGGGCGGAGTGCGACGTTTTACGTTCTCTGACAATGGAAAACCAATTGGTGATGCCAGGATGATGGGTGACACCATTGGCGATATCAGAGTTGCCGAGAATCTGCGTCAGCAGGGGTATGGCGAGGAAATAGTTCGTCATCTCATCGAGGCTGGTGGGCGCAATGCCATAGCTGTGACTCCAGAAAGTCGTGCTCTTTTCAGCAAATTTGGAACAGTAGACGACGCCGGGCGCGTGGGTGGACTGACTATGCCGGCTACGCCGCCCGCAAGGCGCATGACGGAGGTGCCGGACATCAGGAACCTGCCGCGCGACGAGGCGACGGCGATCGCGAGGCAGGAGCCGCATCTCATCCCGGCGGGCGAGCAATCGGCCGGCTACTACGTTGGCGGTCCGCGCACGGTGGTTGCTCCCGACGATCTCGCCAAGGTCCGTGCTGGAGTTGACGCGATGATTGCGGCTGAGCCGCGCGGCTGGGATTGGTACGACCGGACTGGCAACTATCTCAATCGCGTGTCTGGTGGCGACCCGGAGATTGCGCTCTGGAAAGCGAAGCAGCATGGCCAGTGGTCGCAAGGCATCTCGCCGCAGAACGAACTGCAGTACGTGATCAAGGAGAACAATGCGACGCTCGCCGGTATGCCGCAACGCGCCTACTACGACGCCCAGCATCAGGCCCACATGAAAGCGGTCGCTGCCAACGATCCGAGTTTCTATCAGCTTGGTCCCAAGACCGGACCCTATTCACGCAATATCAACCCGTTCGACGAGACGACCGGCGGCGCGACGGGCGTCAATGACATCTGGCATGCGCGCAACTACGGCTACACCGATAAGAGCGGGAAACCGCAGAGCGGAGCACTCGGCCCCGCCGAGCACAGGTTCGTCGACTACGAGACTGCGCTCACGGCCGACCGCGCCAGCGCAGCCGGGGTGGGCGGAAAAACGGATTGGACCGGCGCGCAGATACAGGCTGCCGGCTGGGTGCCAAAGAAGGCCCAGGAACTGATCGCGGACAGCAAGGGCCGCCTCACGCCGGAAGAGGCGTTTACGCTCGCCAACAGGACGATCGACGACTACGCGCCAGAGCTTGCGGCTAACGCGACCTACGAACCGCAGCCCGGGTGGGTCGAGCGCGGGCACATGCCACTCTCGCCGCAGGCGTCGACCGCTGATCGCCTCGCCTACGCAACCCATCCGCTCAACGATATGACAGTCTCTCCGACTGATCCGCGCGATGCGATCTACGGCGGACTGCGTCACGCCCGTACCGGCGTGACCATGGACGTGCTGCCGACCGTGCCGATGCAGGGCATGTGGGAGAGCCCACGCGGGCCGGAATACAATCGCGGCTACGTCGGGCAGCCCCTGGTCATGTTCAACACCGGCGGGAAGGGTCAGCCGTTCAAGCAGATCACGCCGCACGACGAGAGGCTGCTCAATGCCGGCGAGGGGCTGCGCGCCATACTCGGCGGCCAGGACATGGGTTCGTGGCACAAGCTGTGGTTCGGCGGTCCGAACCGTGAGATGCAATCGCTGTTCTATCCCAAGAGCGGAATGTCCAACCCACAGGAGATGATGGCGGCGAAGCAGGCACTGACGTCTCCGCCGCTGGCCGCGCAGGGTTTGCCAGACATCGCCGACATGGGTCGCGGCATCACCAACACGCAATGGTGGCCCAAGCCGCCCGATCTCCAGAAGGGTCAGAAAGACCAGCTGGGCGATGCCTTGAAGAAAGGAGCGTTCAAGAACGTCGTGCCGGGCAGCGAGCCGGTGCGCGCCAGGGTCGACTCAAATGCCATCGACATTGGCGAATTGGCCAACAAGGGCGAAGGCTCGGGCACGGTCACCGATAAACTGATCGAGCTGATGAATCAGACGCCGGAGATCAGGCAGGCCTTCAACGACAACCCACACATCGCCCGCATAGCGCTCAACAAGATTCAAGTCGATGAGCTGTTCACGCCGAAATGGGGCGCGCCGAGTCAGGACCTGACGAACCTGCGCAAGATCATCAGCGAAGGCACCGGCTGGATCGATCGCGTCGAGGAGGCGCGCAGGAAGGGGATTATTTCTCTTCCGGCGGTTGCGGCGCTTCTGAGTGCGGTGGCGCAGGAGGCCGGCGTGACGCAACCCGAGTTGGAGAAGGGAAAAATGTAGCACCCGGCATCGGACGTGCAGCCAAGTAGAGCGCGTGCAGCTCTTCGGGAGTGAAGGGAGACTCGTGATAGTAGCTGCCGTTTTTGGCCCGTTTGCGCAACGACTTAACTCCAGGTGTCCAAAAGACACCTGTAGCACCAGGAGATCATCATGGCAAGACGTCTGCAGGAACCGCCGATCATCAATCCCGTCAAGCCGCTGGCGACCAAGCCGCCGCCGGTGTCGAAGACGCAGGACAACTTCACGCATCACACCTCGCCGGTGCAAGGCCCGCAGCCGGTGCCGCCCGAGGTGGTGGCCGCCCAGACGCCACGCGCAGCGGTCAAGACGCTGCCCGACGTGCCAATGCACACAACCAAATTCTCCAATCCGGTGGGGAGGCCGAAGCAACGAAACTATGAGTGATCGGCGCCGGTATCTGCTGCTGCTGAAACGCAAGCGCGCCATCCTGGCGGCGCGTGAGGAGCTTATTGCGTTCACGCAGCTGATGATGCCCGATCCGAACCACGACGAAGACCCCGAGTATTCGCTCTACAAGCCGCAGCGTTTTCATCGCGTCATCGGCGCATCGCTTGAGGAGGTGGAGCGCGCTGCCTACCGGCGCGTGATGATTAACGTCGGCCCGCGCCAGGGCAAGACCACGCTGGCGTCGAGGATGTTCCCTGCGTGGTACATCGGCCGCCACCCCGATCGGTCGCTGATCATCGCCACCTACAACGAGCACTATTCGTGGGACCTCGGCCGCGCTGTGCGCGACGTCATGGTGACGCCGCAGTATCGGCAGGTGTTCCCGCACGTCGAGATCAAGGTCGGCGCCTGCGCCGTCAACCGCATCGAGACGACGCAGGGCGGCGTGATCTTCGCGGTCGGCCGCGGCTCCTCGATCACCGGACGCGGCGCCCACTGCATCCTGCTTGACGATCCGATCAAGGACCGCACCGAGGCGGATTCGATCATCACCCGCGAGCGTCTGTGGGTCTGGTACAATCAGGTGCTGCGTACGCGCCTGATGGACGACACCGGCACCATCGTCATCATTCAGACGCGGTGGACCGAGGATGACCTCGTCGGGCGCCTGATTGATCCGCTCAACGCCTACTATCAAGTCGACGAGGCCAAGCAGTGGCGCAAGATCGACCTGCCGGCATTGGCCGAGGAGAACGACCTACTCGGCCGCGCGGTCGGCGAACCGCTGTGGCCAGAGCGTTTCTCCAAGCAATATCTTGAGGAGATTCGCACCAGCGACCCGCGCGGCTTTGCGGCGCTCTATCAGGGTCGCCCCGCGCCGCGTGAAGGTGCGTTTTTCAAAGCGGCGGACCTCGTGCCCTACTCCCGTATGGACGAGATGCCGTCGTTCAACAAGATGCGTTTCTACGGCGCGTCCGATCATGCCGTTGCGACGACGCAGGCGTCCGACAAGACGTGCCTGATGGTCGTCGGTGTCGACGAGCGCGACCATATCTGGATCATGCCAGACCTCGTGTGGGGACGTTACGACTCTGCCCAGGCGGTCGAGTCGATGGTCGCCCTGATGAAAAAATACAAGCCCGCGTTCTGGTGGGCGGAAAGGGGCGCGATCGAGAAATCGATTGGTCCGTTCCTGCGCAAACGAATGGTGGAGCGGCAGGTGTTTTGTGCGCTCGATCCGATCACGCCGGCATCGGACAAGCAGCAGCGCGCGCAGCCGATGCAGGCGCGCTGTTCGATGAAGTTCGTTCGCTTCCCGGTGTTCGCGCGGTGGTGGGCCGAGGGCCAGGATCAGATTCTGAAATTTCCGCACGCCTCCAAGGATGACCTCGTCGACACGCTGTCGCTGATCGGTCTCGGGCTGGTCAAGATGCATGGGAGGACACGCATCATCAAACCCGAGCCCGAAATCCAGGAGGGAACATATCGTGAACTGTGGGCGCACACCAACAGACGGGAGGCGAAGGAGCGCGTCAAGAGGAGCCTGCAAGGATGGCTATAGACCCCGGTGGATTCTGGCTCCCAGGCGATAACGCAGGTGCTCCTCCTGGCCCCGCGCAGGCGACCAATGGCGCCGGCAAGGATACGATCCCGCGCGACGAGCCCGACGTTGCCGAGCGGCGCAAGCGGCTGGTCACGGCATGGACCGATCGGGTGAAGTGGGCAAAGACGCACTGGAAGCCTGCCTTCGATCGCATGCGCGAGGATCAGCAATTCGCCTCCGGCAAGCAGTGGTCGCGCAACCCGCAGGACCGGCGCTACGTCGCCAATCTGACGCTGCGCATGGTGGCGCAGAAGACCGCGTTTCTGTATGCGAAAAACCCCAAGGCGGTGGCCAAGAAGCGTGAGCGCATCAATGCGGTGTCGTGGGACGAGACGCAGTCGACGCTCAATCAACTGATGCAGTCCGGCGCCATGATGATGGGGCAGGCGCAGCAGGCCGCGGCCGCCGGCCAGATGCCGCCCGGCGTCGATCCTGGCGCGCTGCTGTCGGGTGCGCAGAACCTCATGGGCGGCATGATGCCGATGGCCACCGGCGGAGCGCCGGGCGCTCCCACTGGGGCGCCGCCGATGCAGCCGGGCATGCCGGGCGCCCCGGGCCCACCGCCGATGGGTGGTCCGAACCTCAACGCAATATCCGGTGCGGTGGGTGGTGCGCTCGGCGGTTCGACCCTGCCGGCAATGGGCGGCGGCCCGACCGGCCTCGGCGACACCATGAGCGCTGCCATGGGCGGCGCTGCGGCCGGCACCATTCCTGGCGTTCAGCCGCTGATGGCGCAGGCGGTCGGTTCGGGCATCAACATCATGATGGACGCCGCGCGCGTCAAAAATGAAAACGTCATGCTCGACAAGCTCGCCCGTACGCTCGAGCTGCTCTATGGCTACGAGGTCGACAATCAGCCACATCCCTTCAAGGCGATGCTCAAGTTGACGGTGCGCCGCACGGTCACCACCGGCGTCGGTTTCGTCAAGCTGGGCTTCGAGCGCGTGATGCAGGAGCGGCCCGACCTTGAGAAGGGCATTGCCGATACCAGCGAGCGGCTCGCCACCCTGGAACGTCTGTCGGCTGATCGCGCCGACGATATCACTGACGAGAACGACGCCGAGGCCGAGCAGCTGCGCCTGCTGCTGGCCGATATGCTGCAGGACAAGAACATCTTTGCCCGCGAGGGGCTGACCTATGACTATCCCCTGTCGTTCAACATCATCCCCGACACCAAATGCATCGAGCTGCGCCACTGGACAGGCGCCGATTGGGTGGCGGAAGAGTTCCTGCTGTCGACCGACGAGATTGAAGAAATCTACGGCGTCGATGTGCGCGGCCATTGCAGCGAGTACACGGCGGCCGACATCAACGGGCCCGACCCGGTAGCGCTGGCGCGCAATTGGGGCAACGGCAGCACGACGAAGTGGGACGATCGCAAAGAGAAGACCGCGGTGGTGTGGCAAATCTACTGCCGTAAGGACGGCTTGGTGTACGAGATTTGCGACGGGTATAAAGACTTCCTGCGCGAACCGGCATCGCCTGAGATTTTCTCAGAGAGATTTTATCCGTGGTATGCGCTGATCTTCAACGAGGTCGACGACGAGAAAGAGCTGTATCCGCCATCAGATGTGAGACTGATGAGGGACATGCAGTTGGAGTACAATCGCTGCCGCGAGGGCTTGAAGGAGCAGCGCATTGCGGCGCGTCCGTTCACGGCGGTGGTGTCTGGTTCGCTCGATGACGAGGACAAGGTCAAGCTCACCGAGCGGGCTCCCAACGACATCGTCGAACTGAACGCACTGCAGCCCAATCAGGACATCAAAAATCTGCTGCAGCCATTTGCCGGGCCCGGCATCGACCCGAACCTCTATGAGGTCAATCCGGTCTACGAGGACATCCTGCGCACCACCGGCATCCAGGAGGCCAATCTCGGCGGCACGTCGAACGCTACCGCAACGCAGGCGCAGATCGCCGAGGGCTCGCGCATGACGTCGATGGGATCGAACATCGACGATCTCAACGATCTTTTGACCGAGCTGGCGCGCAATGGCGGGCAGATACTGCTGCGTGAAATGAGCCAGCAGCGTGTGCAGCAGGTCGTTGGTGAGGGGGCGGTGTGGCCCGAGGCATCGGCGCAGGACGTCGCCAACGAGGTGCTGCTGGAGATCGAGGCCGGCTCGATGGGCCGTCCCAACGCTGCCCAGGAGATTGCCAACGCGCAGCGGCTCTATCCGCTGCTGATCCAGCTGCCGGGCATCGATCCCGAGTTCCTGGCGCGCGACCTGTTGCGGCGGCTCGACGATCGCCTCGACCTCACCGAGGCGTTCAAGTCGAACCTGCCGTCGATCGTGGCACTCAACGGTGCGGCCGCCAAGCCAGCGGCGCCCGGCGCCGGCATTGGACCTGGGGCTATGGCCGGCCCGCAGGGTGGCGCCATGAACGCGCCGCTGCCGGGAGGTCCGCCGCCAGGAGGCCCGCCCGACCAGACCGGCCAGCTCACCGGCATGGCGCCGCCGCGTCCTCACCCGACGCCGGGCGCCCCACCGATGCCGGGGTGAGATTACTTTAAGCGACCTTCGCAAGGGAGTTATTTCGGTTTAGTGGTCGGTTGAAGGAACGGGACGCGGGAGCCAGCCTATGGCTGACGAACCCGGTTTGTCGCCTGCAGAGGCGACGTCTCAAGTTTCTGGCGATCAATCCGCATCCTCGCCAGATGCAACGGGCGCAAACGCTGCGTCATCGCCCAGCGCAGATCAGTCTACCGGCGAAAGTCGCGAGTCCCTCCTCGACGTTGTGCAGAAGGCGGTCAGCGAACCGCGATCCTCACAACAGCAGGACGGCACAGACGGCGGTGCCTCGCCAGCACAAGCTGCGACATCAGGGTCACAAGCTCGGCCAGACCTCCCCGACGATCCAACGCCCGAGGAGATGGCCCGATACTCGCTGAGTTCGCGGGAGCGCGTCACCAAGCTGATCGACCAGAGGCGCGAATTGCGCACCGAGGTCGGCCGGCTGCGCGCACTGGAACCGCAGGCGCAGGCTGCAGACGGTGTCACCAGATACTTGCGCGACAACGACATCAGTCGCGAAGATTTTCTGCTGACGCTTGAGCTTGCCGGCGCAATCCGTCGAGGCGACTTCAGGACCTTTTACGCGGGCGTCCAGCCCTACGTGAAGTTGGCGGAAGAGTACCTCGGCATCTCGCTGCCTCCTGACCTGCAGCAGCAGGTCCAGCAAGGGCAAATGACGACCCAGGCCGCTCACCAGTATTCGCGTGAGCGCATGGATCGCGCGATGGCGCAGACCAACTATCTGCGCACGCAGCACATGCACCAAGCATTTGCTGCGAATTCGCAAGCCCAGCAGCAGACGCAAGCGCGCGAGTATTTGGCCAATCAGGTACGCGACACGGTCAACGCCTGGGAGCAAAAAGTCGAGCAGAGCGATCCCGACTACGCGGCGAAACGAGCCGCTGTGCAGGACACGATGTGGGCTGTGGTGCGCGAACGAGGCATACCGCAGTCGGCTGAACACGCTGTTGCGATCGCCAACGAGTCGCTGCGGCGTGTGAACGAGCGTTTCCGCTCATGGGCGCCTCAGCGTCGCCCGACATCGAGAATCCCGAGCAGCACCGGACGAGCATCAGGTGTGGCTCCCGCGCCGAAAACTCTGGCCGATGCGGTCAGGGCTGCACGCGAGAGCGCACGCCTCTGATTCCTGTGAGGCGCTCACATGCCGACCTACACCCAGCCCATGCTGGATCACATCACTACGGCTGCCTTGGACTGGTGGCTCAACAAGGGGACCGCGTTCCAAGAGGCCATTCAAGAGAAGCCGCTGCTCGGCGACATGGAAGGCAAGAAGAAAACCTTCCCGGGCGGCAAGGGCAACATCATCATCTCGGTCAAAGGTGACTTCGGCAACACGGCCGCGCCCGGCACCGCTGACCAAGTCGTCGGCTATCAGCTCGACGATCAGGTCACCTACTACACGCCCGCGAACCTCAAGCAGGCGATCTATCCCTGGAAGGAGCATCACATCGGCATCATGCTCACGCACAGTGAGCTGAAGTCGGACGGCATCACCGTTGTTGATTCCGACCCGGATGAGAACCGCACCACCGAGCACTCGGGTCGCGACGACACCGTGCTGGTCGGCATCCTCAATGACGCGCTGCAGGACCTGTCCGAGCAATACGCCAGGGGGATGAACAACCTGCTGTGGGGCAACGGCGCTGCCGACCCCAAGGCGCTCGCCGGCATGCAGGCGCTCATCACCGACAATCCCTCGACCGGGACCGTTGCGGGCATCGACCGTGCGGTCAAGACGTGGTGGCGCAATCGCGCCTACACGGCGGCCATGGGTACGGCGGTCGGCACGACGCCTGCGCTTGCCGCGTGGGGCGGTGCACCGATCGCGTCGTCACCTACCGGCGGCGGCGTGCTGATTACGCTCTTGCAGAAAGAGTACCGCCAGCTCACGCGCTACGGCGGCAAGCCTAACACCGCCTACTGCGGCAGCGACTGGCTCGGTGCGCTCGAAACCGAACTGCGTGCCAACGGCAACTACTCGATGCAGGGCTTTGCGTCGGGCAAGGACGTCTCGGTCGGCACCATCTCGTACATGGGCACCGACTTTGAATACGACCCGACCCTCGATCAGTTGGGCAAGAACAAGCGCTGCTACTGGTACGACGCGCGCGACATTTATCTGGTCGCGATGCAGGACGAGTGGCGCCACCAGCACTCACCGGATCGCCCGCCCGACAAGTATGTCCTCTACCGAGGTCTCACCTCGACCGGACAGCTGTGCGCGCGGCGTCTCAACAGCGCTGTCGTGATCGACATTTCCTGATCGGGAAAGGGAACGTCCCGATTGGGGAAGCGCCGGAGGCATTCGATTGGCCTCCTCTGCCTCCGGCGCCATCAAACAAAGGGAAGCTCATGGCGAAAATCCACTACTGCACCTGCCGGCTCAACCTCTCCGGCCAGAATTGTCACATCGTCAATTACACCGAGTTCAACCCGGTGACATGGCCGGAGGCGCAGGTGCTGATGGCGCTGCATGGCGATGAGAACGTTATGGACATTGTCCCGGTGCGGATCGGCGACATCGCGCCAGTGCGCGAGAAGGAACGGCTGATCATGCAGTACGGCTACCGCATCGTTGAGCAGTGCTTCCCTGGCCGCAACTTCCGCATGGCCTTGATGATGACGGACGACGAGCAGCTGCCGGTCTATGTCGAGGACGGCAGCGCGCCTCCGCCTGACGAAGCTACGATCGAGCGCGATGTTGCCCAGCTCGCTGCCCAGGCGCCGGTGTTCCGGCCGGGACGCAACAAGCCGCCCGAGGCGTCGAAGGAGGCCTGATGCCGCTCGGCGTTGCGCTCATCACATTGCGCCGCGAGCTGCGCGCCGAGACCGGCACATCACTCAATCCGGCGCAGGGCATGCAGGCGCAGTCGACGCTTGACATTATCCTTGACCGGCAGCAGCGCGAGCTGTGGGACGCCTACAATTGGCCGCACCTCGCGTTCTGGGTCGACGTCCCGCTCGCGGCTGGCCAGTACATCTACAATTATCCCGACGTGCTGCCGTTCGATCAGGTCCGGCGCATCTATGTCGCGACCGACACGTCGTCGTCGTGGGTGCCGCTCGCGTACGGCATCGAGGCCTACATGATCCGCCCGTCGGGCGTGCCCAAAGGCACACCGAAGCGGTGGAACAACAAGGTGACGGTCGACTCTGTCACCGGCATCACCGATCCGGTCGGCCAGATCGCGCTGCTGCCGGCGCCTGTCAGCGACAACATGCTGATGCGGGTCGCTGGCCTCGCGCCGCTCACGCCGCTCGTCAATGACAGCGACGTCTGCATCATCGATAGCAAGGCCATCGTGCTGTTCGCCGCCGCCGAGATACTGGCCAATCAGAAGAGCGAAGGCGCGCCGATGAAGCTCCAGAAGGCGCAGAACCTTCTGCGCCGCCTGCTGGCCAACGAGGGTGCCGACAAGCGCGAGAACTACAACATGGGCGGCAGCTATCGGTACGGCAACGATCCCGACAAGGGCGCCCGGGCGGTGCCCTATATCGATTACATTCCGTAGGGGGCGGCGATGCCCTACTACACCATCACGGACTTCGCGGCAGGCCTCGACCTCAGACGCTCCTCGTTGACGGCGCCGGCTGGCACCTTGCGGGCGCTGACCAATGCCCACATCACACCCGGCGGCGAGATCGAGAAGCGCTTTGCGTTCGTGAAATTTGCCGAGGTCGATCCGGCCACCAAGGGCTTGGTGGCGGTCAATCAGAAGCTCTATACGTTCGGCACCGGCGGTCCTGATGTGGTCGAGCCGGCCGATCATTGGTCGGTCGGCACGCTTAAGCTCGACGTCCCGACCCTGTTCGAGATCGTCGACTACGATCTGTTCGACAACAAGGTGTTCGCGGTGGTGTGGAAAGATGCCGCCGGCAATGTCGCCCGCCTCTATGACGGCGTTCAGGTACCCGACGCCACCGGGTTCTATGTGCGAACCTACAAGACCAAGATGTATGCGGCGGGCGGCTCGGTGCTGTCGTTCTCGGCGGTCGGCAATCCCGCTGATTGGACCGGCACCGGCTCCGGCTCGATCGATCTCGGGCTTGAAGATTCAGACATGACCGACACAGTGGCGCTGGAGGTCTACTATGACAAGCTGGCGGTGTTGTCGAAGACGGCGACGCAGCTATGGCAGATCGATCCCGATCCACTCAAGACGCAGTACGTGCAGACCCTGCGCGATGCCGGCACGGTGGCATGGCGCAGCGTGCTGCAGTACGGTTCCGGCGATGTGCTGTATCTCTCGCCATCCGGTGTGCGCTCGCTGCGCGCCCGCAATGCCTCGCTCGCCGCTGCCGTGTCCGACATCGGCTCGCCGCTCGATCCGGTGATCCAGAACCTTTTCCGCACGCAGGGTGAGGACTGGATGAGCGGCAGCATGGCGCTGCTGCAGCCGGTGACGGGACGCTTCTGGATCATTTTGCCGGACCGTATCTATGTGCTCAGCGCGTTCCCCGGGCCGAAGATCACGGCGTGGTCGGAGTACGATCCGGGTTTTACCATCACGGCCGCCGCCGTTTACGATCACCACGTCGTGGTGCGCGACGACCAGAACAATGTCTATTCCTATGGCGGTACCACTGAGCCCGAGCCGGTCTATGATTCGTGTTTCGTCGAATGTGTCTTTCCGTATCACGCCGGTGATCAGCCGGCGACCTTCAAAACGTTCGAGGGAATCGATGCGGCGGCTATCGGCCAGTGGCAGGTGTCGGCCGGCTTTAACCCTTCAGACGAAAGCGTCGAGGATTTTATCGGTGTGATTGATGGCCCGACGTTCCTTGAAGGTCGGTTTCAGCTTTTCGGATACTCGACCCACATGTCGCTGCGGCTGCGCACGATGGAGCCGGGACCGGCGTCGATCTCCAACCTCACGGTGCATTACAAGTTGGGAGAATCGGGATGAGTGCTGTCGAGATCACCGAGGCGGATCGCGGCATGATCGCTGCCGTGCTGCCACATATGCGCGACGTCGATCGTCGCGAGCTGGCGGCTGGCGGCATGGAGCTTGAGCGGCTGCCGGATTACATCATGCGCTATCGCGTGTTTGTGTTCTGTGCGTTCGACTACATCGACGGCCCGATTGCGATCTACGGTATGGTGGAGCGACGCCCAGGCGTCGGCGCGGCTTTTGCGTTCGGAACCGACGCATGGGGTCGGGCGCTGGTGCCGATGGCGTGCCATGTGCGCCGCTCGCTCGCGCCCCTCGTGCGCCAGCTCGGCTATCACCGGATCGAGGCGGCAGCGCTGGCCGAGCGGCATGACGTGGCGCGGTTCGCCGCCCTGTTCGGCGCCGAGCCGGAGGCGGTGCTGCGCGCCTGGGGCTGCAATCGAGAAGACTTCATTTTGTATAGGTGGCTTGATGAGCATCGAAGCGACGATAGACGAGCCCAAGCAGCTCAAGACGACAGGCAAGGCGGCTACGCCAGCCATTGAGCTGCGGCTGGCGGAAGTCGAGGACGCCGTGCCAATCGCGCGGCTGCTGCGTACGTTCTTTAACGAATCGCGGTGGTCGGAGTGCACGACCTATCACGAGCAGCGCGCCGTCAACTGGATTGCCTACGGGATCAAAATCAAATTCCTGCCCTATATTCTTGCGCTCGAAGGCGACGAGATT